CCGGGGAATATATGGATTTAGATAATTATGCAATCAATTGGGATGAGATGCACAAGGCAATGGCGGTTTTATACCGACCAATAAAGCAGAAGTTAGGGGAGAAGTATTTGATTGAAGATTATGATGGAACGGACAAGTATTCCGAACTAATGAAGGATGCACCTTTAAACGTAGTTCTTGGGGCGATGGTTTTTTTTTGGCATTTAGGGAAAGAATTATTAACAAGTACGATTCATTATTTGGAGCAGAGCCCGGCAATAGTTTCGATGAACAAAGCCAATTTGGAAAGCGGTGGGGTTGGTATTCTTCAATCTATGGACTTGCTCAGGGAGATGTTAGACGATTCGATGAAGTCACTAAACTTTCCATTAATCAATGCCTTACCTTCCTAACATTTGAGAAACAAAAGAATGATTTGGAAATGAAGATGATAAAACAAAATAGACAATGAACGGATTTTATTACGCAATAGGAACACTTAGGGATTATTTGAAATCAAATGGCTTTATTAATACGGTAAGCACTGGGGATATTTACGAAGTTGATTTGGCTAAACAAACTATCTATCCTTATTGCCATATTATTGTCAACAATGCTACTCCAAAAGAGAATAATTTGTCTTTCAATATTTCGGTTTTGTTTATGGATTTGGTTGATTTATCTAAGTCAGATAATATAAATGTATTTGACAATAACGATAATTTGCTTGATATATTGAATACTCAATTGACCTTAGCAAATAGAATGATTTCAGATTTACGAAGGGGTGTTTTATTTTCAAATTTAGTTCAACTCGATGGCGATGCGTTATGCGAACCATTCACGGATCGGTTTGATAATAAGGTCGCGGGGTGGGCCGTTACTTTTGATTTAATTGTGCCAAACGATATGACAATCTGCTAATGAATCAGTTAAAGGAAACGTATGCGGTAATTAAAAAGTATAGGGATTATGTGATTCAGCAATCACGTTCTAACTTATCTAAGGGCCATAAAAATGTTTCTAAAGAACTTTACAACTCATTAAAAGGCGAGATAGTCCAAGAGGATAATTACGCAATCGTTGGGTTTAGGATGGACGAATATGGGCAATATCAAGACCAAGGAGTAAAAGGAAAATTCAAATCAGCCAAGGCACCAAATAGCCCATTTAAATTTGGTAGTGGTAGAGGGCCTAAAGGTGGATTAACGGAAGGAATTAACAAATGGGTTAAGCAAAAAAAAATACAATTTAGAGATAAGAAAACGGGTAAATTTATTTCATATCAATCAACGGCATTCATTATTAGTCGAAGTATTTATATGACCGGAATGAAGCCAAGTTTATTTTTTACAAAGCCATTTGAGGCGGGTTATAAAAAATACATTGAAACGGATTTAGCAAATGCCTTGGGTATTGATTTAGATACAATAATAGACTACAATTTAAAAAGATAATGAAAACGATAAACGCACGAAGTCCGTATTTTATTACGATTACTGGAAGCACAAATACGACTTTGCAATTATTCTTATGGAACGGATCTACGGAACCGTTATCGCATACTTATTCGTTTACAAAGGCGGCACCATCGGCAACACAAACCGAATCAAATTATGATATTAGTCCATATTTGCGTGAATACATTGAGAATATCAATCCAACCTATGATCCAACACCATCTACTGAATCAAGTACATCATTTGTAAATTTTAAAACGGTTGCATTTAGCAATGGAACAAATAGGACAAGTGCGTTTAAGGCAAGAGTAATTGCAGATTCTGGAACCTATGAAGCTGATAATTGTCTTGGTTCGTTTATGGGCGATTATCTTTTAGGTGTTGGGGTAGATGGTTATAATAACTATTTAGGTGGCTACAATCAAGGAAGTACGGATGACATCGTGGCATTAGCAGATACAAGCAAAGTAATAACCTACCTTGAAAATACGGATAACAAATACGTTAACTTAATCATTAATCACACGGGTACAAATGTCACGGCGGATTATGTTACATCGGTAGGAACGACAAGTGTCACAATCTTATCGATCTCCGCAACAAAGAAGGTTTATAATATGAAAGTTCCATTGAAGTTGGTCGGCTTTACATCGTCAAACGTGCTAAATATTAAAAGCAATGGCACGACGGTTTACACTTTCAATGTGGCACCGGTATGTGAGCCAAAATATACTCCAGTAAATTGTCAGTTTATTAATCGTTATGGTGGTTGGCAATTCTTGACATTTTTCAAGGCCCAGGCGAGTTCAATAATGATTGAAAAAACAAAACATAATCTTTTACCTGATTCTGTTAATTATAATGCAAGCCGTGGCCAATCTAAGTCATTTAATATCAATGGATCACAAAAAATTGTATTAAATACGGGTTTTGTTGATCCGAATTATTCCGATTTGATTCAAGATTTATTAATGTCTAATACGGTTTTATTGGATAATGTACCAGTGCTTGTTTCGTCAACTCAAAGCGACATAAAAACATCGTTAAAAGATAAAAATATCAATTATGAAATTGAATTTGAGTACGCATTTAACTTAAAAAACACGATAATTTAATGATAATTGCAGCGATTTATATCTTTGTTGATGGCCTTTACAAGAGGATTGAATTATTTAATGATGAGAAAATCACCGTTACAAGTTCAATTCAAAATATTAATGATATATCAAAGGTATTCACGGACTATTCGCAGTCGTTTACGGTGCCTGCAAACAAACATAACAATGAAATTTTTAAGCATTGGTACGAAAATTCGATTGATAATGGCTTTGATGCAAGAACAAGAAAGCCGGCATACATCGAAATTAATTCGGCATTATTTAGAAGCGGAAAAATTCAATTAGAAAAAGCCCAATTCAAAAATAATCAGATTGATAATTATCAAATTACGTTTTTTGGTAGTTTACTTTCTTTGAAAGATTTATTTGGTGGTAAGTTCCTTCGTGACTTTGACTATTCGGCTTACAATTTTACTTATACCGGTGCCGTTGTAAAAACTCGAGTTACTGGAGGAGTTACAAACGATGTTAAATTTCCATTGATTACATCAAATTATAATTGGACTTATGGAACTAATGGAGGTTTAAAAGCGGATTGGGATATTACTAAAAATACGCATCCTATTTATCATACGGATTTATTTCCAGCAATGCGAGTAAGCAAGATCGTGGATTCTATTGCGTCGGGTTTAGGTATTACAATTCAAGGTAATTCAAGTAATAATTTTTTAGATGATGCAAAATACAAAAATGCTTTTCTTTGGTTAAAAAATACGGATGATTTTACTTTGAAACAAACACCACAAAAGATAAATTTCCAAACCAATACCAGTACGGTAGGAACGCAAGGGATTTTTGTTGTAGGTGGTTCAAATCCTGATCACTTGGATTATGTGAAGCCCGAAAGCCCAGCATACCTAAGTAAGTCAAATATTAAACTAACTTTCACGACATCAGGAACGGAATTTTATTTATACGTTTATAAAAATGGAATTAAACTTAGCGAGCAAAGTTATTTAACGCAGACAAGTCAAATGACATTGTCCGCACCTTTGGAAGATTCGGGGGTTTACACGTTTTACGTTTCGTCTGCCTCCACAGTTACTTATACATCGGTTTATGAATTTGAAACAAGGGATTCGATAACAACAAATATTGTAAGCGATGTAACGTGTATTGGAACAAGTCAAACAACCACCACGACTTTAAACGTGGCGGATTATATGCCTGATATAAAGGCAGAGGATTTCTTTTCGGGAATCTTAAAGATGTTTAATCTTACTTGTTTTTCGGTTTCGGATGGAGTTTACCAGGTTGAACAAATTGAGAATTGGTATTCAAACGGAACGGTTAGGGATGTTTCAAAATATGTAATTAGTGATGAAATAAATATTGAACGAGTAAAGCCATACAAGGCAATTACGTTTCAATACGAGAAATGCGAGAATATTTTGGCAACGGAATACCTTTCACGATCTGCGGTTCCTTATGGAGATTTGAAATATACATTGAATAACGATGGAGAAGAATTTGAGGTTAGTTTGCCATTTGAAAATATGCCATTTCAGAAGTTTAGCGGAACGACTTTGCAGGTTGGCTATTCTTTAAAGCACGATTTAAATCAGTATATTCCTAAACCCGTAATTCTTTATGATTACAATACGATTCAAAGTTGCGATTTTCATTTTAATGATGGGAGTTCTACTTCTAATGTTACTACCTATAATCTTTTTGGACAAGATACTCTCGTTAGCGGTCAAATAAATACAATCAATTTCGGGGCCCAACAAAGTACGTTCACGGATGCAATTGAAACACGTTCTTTATTTAATAATTATTACCTTAATTATTTAGCCAATATCTTCACGGATAAGGCACGAATATTAAAGTTGAAAGCAATATTTCCAATTAGTTTATTGAATGCCTTAAAGCTGAATGACCGTTTAATCATTCGAGATAAAAGGTATGTGATTAATCAGTTTACAACGGATTTGACTACTGGCGAAGTTGATTTGGAATTGCTTAATGATTTCCGTGTGGCTTCAACTATTCCTGATCCAATAAATTATTATTCATTTGCGGTAAGTAATAACAATTCAGCAAACTACACGAATGCGTGTGCAGAATCGACCTATCCATTATTGATCTACGGAACGAATCCGACATTTGAAAGTAATTCGACATTTTACACAAGTGTTGGGGCTTTATTTAATGGTGGTAATTACTATTTTAAAACGAGTCTAAATAAATATGTTCAAATTAATACTGTTGGTATTGCTTCTAATTTTGGTTCTTGTGGATCAGCACCGGCACCAACTTTAAATTCATTTAGCGTAACAAATGCAAGTTCAGCTTCATCGGTGGAGGCTTGCCCAATAACTGATTATTCATTAACCTTATACGGAGAAGCAACACCATTATACACGAATGTCGTGGTTTACGGAAATAATACCGGTACACTTATTCCTTTTGCGGGCAATAATTACGTGTATCATTGCAACGATGGAACTTGGGTGCAAATTAATTCAAGTGGAATTATAACAACTTGGGGAACTTGTTCATTTATTCCGCCAGCGATTGAAACATTTACATTCTATACTTTAAAATAATATGGCATTTTCAAACGCAAGTGATGCGAGAACAAAATTAACAAATCCTTATACGGATAATAGTTCAGAAATTTTGTATGCCAATAATGATTTATTGGATTCGACTACAATATTTTACAAAAATTCGGCAAAGACAATTTTGGCAAGTGCTGGAAATTACGTGGTTGTCACAAACTATAAAACGTATTTCATTACTCTTGGAAGCGATGGTAAAATTAGCGGAACTAAATCCGAAGTAATGCCAAGTGGATCGGATTCAACCTGGGTAGAGGATAGATTAAAAAATGGCGATGCATTAATATCGAATCAATTAAGCGTAGGTGGTACAAGTTTAAGCATTTCGGGAGATTTTAAATTAACTGATTCAGTTTGGAGTTCAAGGCCATATACTGGTAGCAAAGCTTGGATGATTGAACACGGAGATTTAAATACAACTGCGATAACTAATATTGATTTATCTGATATGCGTGGTTATGATTTGCGATTAATTACTGGAGAATATACATCAAGTAAATTTGTCGGAACTGGTTATCCTTCAAATACTACATCTGCAATAATTCATTTAGAATCAAATCCATCAAGATTGGATATAATAGGAAATAAAAAGTATTTTTTTCGGCCTGATTATTGGATTCCAAGCACTTTGCACAATACTCATTCATATTTCAGAAGAATGCCCGACATCGAGCAGATTTTTGATAAAAATGGAATGAAAAAAATGTGGGTTGATATGGCCGAACCATTGATGGATATTGTTAACGCATCTACTCATACTGCAAGAACATCGACACGGCTAAATAAAGGTATTACAGAGGCCCGAGATGTTACAACGGCTTGGGGAGTAAGTCAAAACATTGATAAAAATAAACATTTATTTTATGAATATGATGATACATTTAAATATGCAGTTGCAAGGGCTTGGGATTCGAGTGGAGTACCGGCAACGGGTAATTTTTTAGACGATATTTGGCAACATAAAACGACGGCATTATTTGAGTCATTAGATGTAAGTGAAGCAAATAAATCTTCTTGGAGATATACTCGAGGCGGTTATGATTGGAGTTATTACGAAGTAAATAAATATGAATTTACAACGGCTTGGGCATCAGGTACAAATTATCAATTCGATGGGCCAGCAAGTCAATATACATCTTATTTCTATCCTTACGGGGCAACAAATGGAGTACATATTGAATACGATTTTGAAGTAGTAAGCCCAGCTTTATTTTCTGAAATTGCGGGAATCAATTGGAATAAATGTATTAATTCGGCCAAGGCAGTTGCTGAACAAGTTTATAGCAGCTTTCAATATCCTAAATTTTCAATTTATGGTTTAGGGATTTATCAATCTATTAATCAAGGGGCAAGTGGTTATGGATGGAAAGATATGAAACCAGGGAATACAATTACGGGAACCCAGTTATATTCCGATTATCACGATTATTTTGTAAATGGTACAATTCCTTATACGAGTTTAGGAAGTTACAAAGCGTGGTTTAAAGGAGCAATTGAAAATTTTGGCTATTTCTATGTTTCTAACTATCAATTGGATATGGATGCCAAATTCCAAATTTATTCAATTGTTCATAATACAGATATTACAAGAAAGATATTATTTCAAATTTTAGGTGCTGGTCATAACAAAAAGGTTTGCGGTTATTTTTGGTACAAACAAGAATATAAATCGGGAACTACGGATTATTCATACCAACGTAAAGCAGTAATATCTGGAGGAGGACAATACAATACGGATCGCAACCGATTGGAAGCATCGCCTTCAATGATGTACAATATGGCGGTATGGTCAATGACTTATGCAGATGGTTTATATTTTTGGTATCAAGCAAAATTAGGCGAAGAAACGGGAGCAGCAAGAACGGATGGAGAAGCAAATTCATTAAGTGATGGAGCCATTGAAACTAAATGGGGCGAAACTTGGTGCGTCGGTAAATCTTCATATGATTGGGCTTATATTGGTTATTTGCACGCAAGTCAGAATAAAGATATTATCGCAGCGAATACTGATTGGAAAACTCCTAATTATAAAATAGATTCTACCAATTATACATCGGGAACGCAAGAATATCCGGTTAGTTTATTTAATCAATCAAGGCCCATTTCAAAATATAAATTAAGTGCAGATGGCACGGAGGCATTAGTTATTATTTACAATGGATTTAATAATGGCTATACAAAAGTAACTCATACGTTACGATTGCCGGATAAGGCAAATTACCAGTTTACAGTTGACACTTACGGGAGTTTCACTACGATTTTACGTTTGAGCGGTTTATAATATGATAAAGCAAGTAATTAGTTTATTAATGACGATTGACCATTTTAATCAATCTGAATTTATTGAAATAGCAAAAGGAAGGAATGAGATTCCGACCACATTACATAAGGGAATTAAACAAATAAAAAGAATATCCAAATGGCGAAAGATGTCGAAGTAAATTTAAACGTAAAAAATAACGTTGAGGGATCAATTGCCGAATTAAAGAAACTAAAGAAGCAATTAAAAGACACAGAAGTCGGAACGGAAGCTTTTAAAAATCTTTACAATCAGATTGATGATTTAGAGGACAAAATTAAATCAGCCAAAAACGTTTCATCTGATTGGGTTGATTCTTTGGCAAGTGCTGGTGGCCCGATTGGAGAATTAGGAACGACCATAAATAATGTAAAAGTAGCAACACAATCATTTGGTAGTGCATTAAAAGCTACTGGTATCGGTTTGCTTGTTTCCTTAGTTGGTGGATTAGTTGCAGCGTTTAATGATTCTGAAAAAGCAACTAAAAAATTACAACCATTATTTCTTGGATTAGAAAAAATATTCAATGGGGTATTTTCTGCGATTGAACCATTGTTTAACACCTTGGTCGATTTTGCGATTAGTGCTTTGCCTTTGGTTTCTAAAGCAATGCAAACTGTGTACGGATCAGTCACGGCAGTTATTCAATCATTGGGTAGTTTAGGAAGTTCAGTTTTAAAATTTATTAAAGGCGATTTTTCGGGTGCCTGGAAGGATGCTAAATCTTCGGTAAATGATTTCGGTAAAAATTACGACGAATCAATTAAGCGTTTTCAAGATGGTTCAAAAGAATTGACCAAAACCGAAAAAGAGGAATTAGACAAACGGAAAAAAGCAAGAGAGGAAGCAGAAAAAGAAAGGCAAGCAGAATTAAAAAAACGTGCTGACATTGAAAACGAAAATCTCCAAATCGAAGGAGATCGACAAATGAAAGCCTATGAAAAATCCATTGACGATGATCAGCAGAGAATGGCTGAACAAGGTCAAATGTTAATGGATGAATACGATGCAAGACAGAGGGCCATCGCAACTTATGAAGCAAATATAACGGCAGACGCTAAAGAGCAAGCAGAACAAAGAAAAGAAACGGCTAAAAAAGAAGCAGAAACTAAAATAGCAATCCAAGAAGCATTAGTTGCTAATATTATGAGAATTGGCCAAGGTCTTAGACAAATTGCTGGTGATAATAAAGAATTGGCCATTGCTGGAATTGTCTTGGAACAATCTGCCGCAGTTGCTTCAATTATTATAAACACTCAAAAAAATGCAGCTAAATATGGTTATGTAACACCATTAGGAATTTCAGAATTAATTGCAGGTGGGATTGGAGTTGCTTCTGCTATTGCCGCAGGTGTTAAAGGTATTCAAGATATTAATGCTGGGACTGCTACTGGAAGTCAAATGTCTTTTGGAAATCCACAAATGACGGGAAGTTATTCTAAGGCACCAACATTTAACGTGGTAGGTGTTAGTCCAGTCAATCAAATTGCACAGTCCTTAGGTGGAGAAATGCCACCAGTACGGGCCTATGTCGTGGCTAATGATGTAACAAGTCAACAAGCATTAGACCGAAATAGGGTAAGTGCCGCAACATTAGGATAATCGAAAATACAACAAAACAAAATTTAAAGGTTTAATGAGTATGAAAATAATCGAGTTAATTATCGAAAATGATATGGATGGAATTGAGGCGATTTCGTTGGTTGAAAAACCAGCGATTGAATCCAATTTTATCACATTGGCTAAGGAGTACGAAATGAATTTGGCGGAAGTTGATGGCGAGAAGCACATATTAATGGGCCCGGCATTAATTCCAAATAAAATGATTTTCAGAAAGGAAGGCGATTTGAAATACCAAGTCTATTTTTCTGAGGCTACGGTAGAGCAAGCAAGCCAAATGTATTTAAAAGCAGGCAATCAATCAAACGCAACATTGCACCACAAAACAAAGGTGGATGGTATGTCCTTAGTTGAATCGTGGATCATCACTAATCCTGAAATGGATAAGTCAAAAGCCTATGGGTTTGATTTACCTAAGGGAACTTGGATGGTATCAATGAAAGCCGATAATGAAGAAATGTGGCAAAAGGCAAAAAGCGGAGAGGTAAAAGGTTTTTCAATTGAAGGATATTTTGCTGACAAATTGAGTTTGGAATTATTGCCACAGATTAATGATGAAGATTTAGTTGAACACATTTTAAATATTTTAGAAGATGGCGAAAAATAGTTACACAAGTCCAAAGGGCGGAAAACGTGGATGCTTATGCAAAGACGAAACGTATTCCCCTGATTGTTGCGATGGCGAGATTATCTCGCAAGGTGTTGGGGCCTTAGTTGATCAAGTTGTTTCAAATGTAAACAACACGAATGTACCGAGAATATTAGTAACAACAAGTAATTAAAATAAATATGCAAACAGAAAGATTAGTATTTGAAAAATTATTTACACCTGACAAGGTCGAATTAAAATCGCAGAGATATGAATTTGCCATTTTAGATGATTTAAAAGCAGAATGGAAACAAAAACAATTAAATGGAGATTCTGCCCAATTAACAGAAATGCGTAATAAATACATTACTGGACAAGTTGTAATTGGTTCAATTATTAACAGATTGAAACCAATTGAAGATGCTGCCAAAGTTTTGGGCGATAATGCAATGATTTCTGACATTGGAAAATTCAAAGTGAATTTGGATTTGCAAGGGAAAAGGTACAATAAATTAGAAAAAATTTTAAATGATGCTGCAAAAGCATAAATAATAATCATATGGAATACAAAAGCAAAAAAAACTTGATTAAGGCCGCATTGGGTTTCCAGGTTAATTTGGCACAAATGAAGTTAGAGGATGGAGTTACCATCGTTGAAGCGGAAGCATTTGAGCCTGATTACTCAATCGGAATCGTTACGGCTGATGGAATTGTACCGTTACCAGTAGGCGAATACACTTTGGAGGATGGAAAGATTTTATCCGTAAAAGTTGAAGGAATAATTGCAGAGGTTAAAGATGCAATGCCTGAGGAAACACTTATGCCAGAGGCACCGGTAGAAATTAATGTCGAAGCAGATTCACAAGCACCACAACCAAAAAGAGTGGTTGAATCGGTAAGTAAAGAAACATTTTTTGCAGAAATCAAGAAGTTACGCACGGAATTATCGGCACAAATCAACGAAGTTAAATCGGAAAATGAATCCTTAAAAGCCGAAAAATTAGCATTAGAAGTAAAATTAAATAGTCAAGAAGAAGGAGCCGAACCAATTGTTCAAAATCCTGAAGCAGAAGTAAAAGTACAAGGATTTGCGTACGGACAAAATCATCCGGAAACAATTCTTGATAATGTGTTTTCAAAAATATTTTCATAACAATTTAAATTAAAAATTAAGAAATGGCTACTACAACTAGCATTACCACCACCTATGCCGGTCAATACGCAAATAAGATTATTGCGGCATCATTACTTTCATCACCTACCATTGATCGCGGTGGTATTGAAGTAAAACCTAATGTAAATTACAAGCAAGTTATCAAGCGTGTTGCTACTGATGCAATTTTGAAAGATGCGACCTGCGATTTTGATGCTACATCGACAATCACATTAACTGAAAAAATCTTACAACCGGAGGAGTTCCAAGTGAACCTCCAGTTGTGCAAAAAAGATTTTGTATCGGATTGGCTTGGCATGGAGCAAGGATTTTCAGCATTTAAAGTATTGCCTAAATCATTTCAAGAGTTCTTAGTTGCTCACGTTGCTGCAAAAGTTGCTGCAAAAAATGAAACTAACATTTGGGAAGGTGTTACGGCTAACGCTGGAGAATTTAATGGTTTAACTACATTATTAACGACGGATGCCAATTTACCTTCTGCACAAGAAGTTGCGGGAACTACTGTAACGGCTTCAAACGTAATTACTGAACTTGGTAAAATTGCTGATGCTATTCCAGCTTCATTGTACACTAAAGATGATCTTTACATCTACGTTTCTCAGTCAATTGCACGTTCATACGTTCGTGCACTAGGTGGTTTTGGATCTTCGGGCTTAGGTGCTTCCGGTACTAATTCAATGGGAACTCAATGGTACAATAACGGATCATTAACATTTGACGGAATCAAAATTTTTGTTGCTGATGGTCTTGCATCTACTAAGGCAATTGCGACACAAAAATCAAACCTTTACTTTGGTACTGATTTATTGTCTGATTTGGCTGAAGTTCAAGTAATTGATATGTCCCCTATGGACGGTTCGCAAAACGTGCGTATCGTAATGCGTATGACTGCTGGAGTTCAGTACGGATTTGCAGCTGATATTGTTACTTACGGAATTACAAACTCCGCTAACTAATTAGTTTAAAGCACCTCGTTAATTCGGGGTGCTTATTTTTCACATTTAAATACATTCAATATGCCTTGCGATATTAGTTTAGGACGGTTAGAGCCTTGCAAAACCAGCGTCGGTGGATTGAGAGCAGTTTACATAATGAACGAAGGTGACGCAACAACCGTTACCTACGATGCAACTGATACGGATGCGATAACTGCAATTGCAGGTACTCCTATCGGTTACAAATACGATTTGAAGGGTTCGAGTTCTTTTGAGCAAACAATCAATTCATCTCGTGCAAATGGAACTACTTTTTTTACGCAAACGCTTAATTTATCTCTTAAGGGGATTACCAAAAAAGACTTGAAACAAATCAAGTTATTAGCCTACACACGGCCTCAGGTTATCATTGAAGATAATAACGGAAATTTCTTTTATGCTGGATTAAAAAACGGAATGGAAGTAACGGGCGGTTCAATTGTTACGGGTGCTGCGATGGGCGATTTATCAGGTTTTACGATTACATTAGTGGGCGAGGAGCCGGTACCTGCAAACATTATTACAACATCATTGACATCTGCGGGTGTTACGATTACAGTTGGAACCTAATTAGTTTTAATTTTAAGAAGTTGGAAGGCCGGGCAGAGTTCCCGGTCTTTCCATTTTAAAACAAAATGAGTTTTTTCGGTTTATACAATATGATTCTATTGAAGCAAATTGCAACGGCCCAACAAATTAAGTTCATTCCGACACGGAGTGGAAGGCCGAATGAGTTAATATTGAAAAACGAAACAACTGGCGTTCAAATTCAGTATTATATTGATTGCACGACGGAATCGTTTTATAGCAAATTTTCTAAAATTCTTGATTTAAAGGAAGGCCATTTTTATACGTTGACGATCAACGAAAATTCTGACAAGACAAATATTGATAATTTTGCGTCAAGAGTTGTGGCGGATGGTGGAACGTATGAAGGGGAATCGTGTTTGTACACGTTTTATTCATCCTTTGCCCATACAACAACTTTGATACACTTGGACAAGGTATTTGTCACAAATCAAGTTATTGATGATTATAGCGTAAATAAAAACGAATATGTACAAAATTCGTCAAACATAATTTTCTATGAATAGGAAAAAAGAAAATAGCGGTTTACATTTTGTTCAATTAGAGGCTTATTCAGCACCTAAGATGATTGAAAACAATCGTGAAGCGTGGGTAGGTTTTGGAGAAGATAACAATTTTTTTCAGTTTTTGATTGATCGATACAACGGATCAACGACAAATAATGCCGTTATTAACAACGTTATTAAATTGATATATGGTCGTGGTTTAGATGCTACGGATTCAAGCAAGAAGCCGAACGAATATGCTCAAATGATGATGCTATTTCGAAAGGATATTGTTAAAAAAGGAGTGGCAGACCTTAAAATGTTGGGCCAATATGCATATCAATTAATTTACAACAAGTCAAAGGATGCCATCATTCGGGTTGAGCATATCCCAGTTCAATTATTAAGGGCCGAGAAGTGCAATGCAAAAGGAGAAATTGAAGCGTATTATTATTCTGATAATTGGGAAGATGTTAAAAAATTTGTACCGAAGCGGATTCCGGCTTTTGGTTATGGCGATAAAACTTTGGAAATCCTTTATATTGGAAATTATACGGTTGGCCAGAAGTACTATAGTAATGTTGATTACATAGGTGCCATTCCTTATGCAAAATTAGAGGAAGAAATTGCGGATTATTTGATTAACGATGTACAAAACGGATTCAGTCCGACAAGTGTTGTTAACTTTAATAACGGAATACCTGACGAAGAAAAAAGGGAATTAATTAGTCGCCAGGTATCGGCAACTTTGACCGGATCGAAGGGTAAAAAAGTTGTGGTATCATTTAATAATGATGAAACCAAAAAGACTACGGTAGATTCTATTCCATTGAACGATGCTCCAAAGCATTACGAATACCTTAGTCAAGAGGCCCAAGGTAAGATTTTGTTAGGTCACGGGGTTGTAAGTGGTTTGCAGTTTGGAATACCTTCCGCAAATGGATTTAGTTCTAATGCAGACGAGTTAAAAAATGCAATTACCTTATTTGATAATATGGTAATTCGTTATTTTCAAGATACGTTCATCGATGGAATCGAAAAGGTTTTATCCTTCAATGGAGTTAGTCTAAATCTATACTTTAAGACCTTGCAACCTTTGGAGTTTGTTGATTTAAATCCGATTGTTGATAAGGCCACAATGGAAGAAGAAACGGGGGTTAAATTGTCGGCCCATTTAGATGAGATTGAACTTGAAGAATTTGGCGAGGATATAGATTTGAACGAATGGGAATTAATTGATTCAAGAGTGGTTGATGATATGGAAGCAGAGGCCCAATTGGATGCTGAACTTGAAGCATTAAACAATCCAAAAAAATCGTTAATGTCAAAGATTTACGAATTTGTGACTACTGGAGTTGCCCGACCAAATATCGGTTCAAGTCAAGACGGCAAATTATTTATGAGCCGTTACCGGTATGCAGGAGAAACTACTGATAAGAGCCGACCTTTTTGTGTTAAAATGACGCAATTAAATAAATTATACCGAAAAGAGGATATTGAATTAATGAGCCAAAAGGCAAGTACAAATCCAGGTTGGGGGCCACGAGGTGCAGATACATATGATATTTTCCTTTATAAAGGCGGTGGGGCTTGCCATCATTTTTGGGTAAGGGAAACATACAAAAGATTTACTGATCCACGAAGAAAAGGAAGCGAGCAAATAACACCAGCACAAGCACGAAAGCAAGGCGAGATTTTGCCAACGAATAACAAATTGGTTTATACAAAGCCGATTGATATGCCAAATAAAGGATTTTTACCAAAGGGACAATAAGATGGCAACAGCACTATTTGTAAGTCGTGACGAAATTGTAAAGTTTACTGCATTGAATGGAAATATTGATACGGATAACTTTTTGCAATGGGTTAAAGTAGCCCAAGATATTCACATTCAAAGCTATTTAGGAACTAAGTTATTTAAGAAAATAAATGATGATTTAGTTGCCGGAACCTTATCAGGTAATTATTTGTCTTTGACGAATGTATACATTAAACCAATGTTGATCCATTGGTCGATGGTTGAATACCTTCCTTTTGCAGCTTACACGATTTCTAATAAGGGAGTTTATAAACATAATTCAGAAACGAGTGACACGGTCAATAAAGAAGAAATTGATTTTTTAGTAGAAAAGGAAAGGTCGATTGCCGAAAATTACTCCAGGCGATTTATTGATTATATGAGTTTTAATCAGTCTTTGTTTCCGGAATATAACACTAATTCAAACGCAGATGTCTATCCAACAAAAGAATCAGATTTTAACGGTTGGGTTTTGTAGGGGAACTTACAAACCAAAGGATGAAAACATTAAAAAATTAAAGGTTTACCTTAATAAATTAGAAGATGCCAAATAATATAGGATGGGGCCAAGGTGCTGGAAATAACGCAATTGGTTCGGGCCAAGGTGCTGCGAACAATTTAATTTCGTGGGGTAAATCACATCTTTCATCGTATTCGGGAGAAACTGATATTAGTGGTGGGGTTTATGCGATGTCTGCAAATTTTCAAACTCGAATTTCAACGGATTCGGGTACATTTGAAGCACAAACGTGCTTAATTAATACATTGAACACATTTAAAATATAGAAATATGGCATTATTAGATACTGCGTCACTCATTGTAACGCCAAACGGTTATAAGGCATCAAAACTTTACTCGATTGTTCCTTCCGATGGAACTGGGGATATGACCTTTGCACGAACTGGAGATACTGCAACTCGTGTTAATTCAAGTGGTTTAATTGAAACGGTTTTAGCGAACAAACCAAGACTTGATTATACATCAAGCACTTGCCCAAAGTTATTGTTAGAGCCACAAAGAACGAATTTATTATTAAATTCGGCTGATTTTACTGGATTAACTTTAACTGGAGTTACTATTGGATCTAATGTTGCTATATCTCCAGATGGAACAAGTAATGCTGATTCATTAATAGAAGATACAACAACTAATCACGCAGCTTATAATTTTAGTGCAACTACATATACGGCCGTACCTTATACATTTTCTGTTTTTTTAAAAAAAGGAGGTAGAGATTGGGGAAGAATAGCAATTTATGACAATGGTATTTCAGCTAAAAACGCTTATTTTAATTTAAGTAATGGAGTAATTGGAACGGTTGAATCTGGTGCTACTGCTACAATGACAAATTATGGCAATGGTTGGTATAGATGTACCATTACAAGAACAATGAGTGCACAAGTTGGAGGATTTGCAGTTTATGCTTCTTCAGGAGATAATGTTGCTTCATATACCGGAACAAGTGGATTAACTGCTCTTTATGCCTACGGTACACAATTAGAAGCCGGTACCTATGCAACATCATACATTCCAACGACTACGGCAAGTGTTACAAGAAATGCGGATTTTTGTAATAAAACAGGTATTTCTGCTTTACTAAATGCAAGTCAAGGTACATATGTATTTAAATATCAAAATATAAAACCTTCAACTGCTGGATCAACTGTTGCATTTGAAATATCAAATGGTACGGATACAAGTAAAATAGGTTTATATTTTAATGTTACTGCTGGAAGAATTAGAATACGAATTACTAGTAGTAGTGGTATTAGTGAAGTAGAAGCTACAACTTTTACTACAACTGATTTATTAACAATTTGTGTAAGATATTCATCAAGTGATTTAAAAATGTGGATAAATGGAACATTAATAGGAACAACTACAAGCCCGCAAATTATGACTGCATTAAATCAAATATCATTTGCACAATGGTGGGGAGGTACATCAGCGGAGGGAAAATTTGAAAAATTAGCATATTGGAAAACTGCATTAACTGATACAGAATGTATAACATTATCACAATCATAAAATGAAATTCAGAAAATACGAATTTGAACCTACTAAGTGGGCAGAATTAAAAGCAAGCATTGAATTTTCGCATCAATTAGGCGATCAAATTGAGGTTATTTACAATCACGAATTAATTGAATCAGTTGTGGAAATTGGTCACATTGTTTTAACCGATCCAATATTTGACGAGGATTTTAATGTAGTTACGGATGCGGTTTTGTCTGATAAATATTCAATTGATATTCTTTGGAAGGATCAGGAATTATCATCGTTTGTACCGTTTAAAATTTGGTGCGATCCGATTGGTATTCATTCTTTTGGTGCTTCAATTGATGCGGACTACATCGAGGCTTATAACGAACAAAATAAGAAGTAATGAATTTTGACGATATTATAGTACCTTCTTTGACTGGAGCCATTGGTGCTTTTGTTTCTTGGTTAATTGGACGCAAAAAAGAAAATGTTGAGGTTCAAGGAAACGAGATTACAAATACTCAAGAAGCTATTAAGATTTGGCGAGAAATGGCTGAAGATATGTCGAATAAGGTTAAGGAGTTAAGTGATAAAGTTGATGCATTGACAACGGAAGTACAAAACTTGCGTGGAGAAAATGCAGAATTAAAAAATAAACTTGGATTAGATGGTAACGAGCCAGCAAGCACTAAAAAAGTACGGATCACCAAGCCAAAGCAATCCTAATTTAATTCTTTGGGATGTACCTTCTGAATTAGAAATTGGTATTATACCTAAAAAGATTTATTGTAATAAGGATTTAATTGGCCCTTTGACAAACGCATTTAAAAAACTTATTTCCACAGGTGCAGTAAAGGAATTAAAAACGTGGGATGGGTGCTTTAACATACGAAATAAAAGGGGCTTATCTTCAATGTCATTACATTCTTGGGCCATTGCAATAGATGTCAATGGTTTTGAGAATGGATTAAATCAAATACCTAAATTATCTAAAGAATTTGTCGATTGTTTTATCTCATCTGGATTTGATTGGGGTGGAACGTGGACAAGAAAAGATGGAATGCATTTTCAATTATCAAAAATATGAAAAATATTAATCTCCTTTTATCAACAATTTTGTTTATCATTTTTCTCAATTCTTGTAGAACAAAACAACTTGTTACTAATACTTTAATAACAACACTTCACGATACTATTCGTGACTACAAAGTAATTACAAGATTTAAGCCAATTCACGACACATTAACCATTGAAAATGCTTGCGATTCTTCGGGCATTCTGACACGATTTTATAGCAGTCTAACCATTCCATCAGGTAGGTTAATAATAAGGTCAGAGAATGGCACTATTAAAGCCACAATTGATTTAGATTCAGTTGCGAATGTCTACGATTCTAAGTACAAAGCAAAGTATAAAGATGAAATCAAATTTTACGAGAAAATAGTGGTTAAAAAGGTGGTTCCAGTATGGGCCATTGTTACGATTCTTATTCAGTCGTTCATCATAATTTTATACTTTTATTTCAAATTTATAAACCCATTTAAATGAGGCCACGTTTTAAACAAATGGTAATCGAAGCCATTGAGTTAATGAATGATGGCAAAGCCAAATCAAAAGGCGAAGCGACAAGAATAATCGGCAAGAAATACGATTACAATTCTGAGAATTTACGAAAGGCCTGGAACAATTACGTTGACCTTGCCAAAATTAAAGAAGATCATCAGGGCCTTGCAAATCATTGCGATGAAAGAGGCATAAATGTTAGTGATGTTTCATTGTACTGGGATAAGACAAAAGAATATTCGGTAGCGGTTAAATTGGATAAAGTTCAAAAGACCTACGAAAATCTTCGTGATGCCATTGTAGAATCGATGAATGAGCATTCGCCTAATTACATACCAGTTGTATATAAAGATTGCAATGATGGCCATTTGTTGGTTGTTGATCCGGCAGATATTCACATTGGTAAATTAGCCACGGCCTTCGAAACTGGCGAAGATTACAATAGTAATATAGCAGTTCAAAGAGTACACGAAGGAGTCGATGGGATTTTAAATAAGGTCAAAGGTTTTGAGATAGATCAGATTCTTTTGATTATTGGTAATGATATTCTGCATATTGACACACCTAAAAGAACAACTACCAGTGGAACTCCACAAGATACCGAAGGAATGTGGTATACTAATTTTTTGATGGCCAAGCAGTTGTACGTTGATATAATTGAGAAACTGCGATTAATTGCAAAGGTTCATATTACTTATAATCCATCAAACCACGACTATACAAACGGATTTTTCTTGGCGGATGCTATCCAGTCTTGGTTTCGGTTAGATGGATCAATTACGTTTGACTGCTCTATTAATCATCGCAAATATTACCGGTACCATAACAATCTAATAGGAACCACGCACGGCGATGGGGCCAAGATTACGGATTTAGGTTTATTGATGGCAGAGGAGGCCAAACAACATTGGGCCGATACAAAGCACCGGTATGTTTACACTCATCACGTTCATCACAAAACAAGCAAGGATTTTATCGGGGTAACGGTTGAAAGTCTTCGCAGTCCATCGGGTGCCGACTCGTGGCATCATCGTATTGGCTATGTTCACGCACCAAAAGCCATAGAAGGTTTTTTACATTCAAAAAATTATGGGCAGATTGCTCGCATTACTCATATTTTTTAATACATTTGTTCATAAGTTGTTTTCATAAGTTTGTTTAGATAGGTTTAAAGTGAAGCGAATCCCTGCTGATTATATCGGTGGGGATTTTTGTTTTGATTGAAAAAAAAAGATAGAAAATTTTTTTTATTCGAAAAGTTTTTCTAATTTTACATCACGATAGCAACGAAGCTATTTAATAAACCTTTCAAACAATGTCAAAATTTAAAATTTTTTTCGAGGATGCACAAGAAAACGATGTTTACTCAGTAACAAAACAATTTGAGGATTTGCAAGAAGCTATAAAGTATGCCGAATTAATTTTGGCAACTACTTCCGATGATTGCATTTCTTTTAATATTTATCAATTTTAAACCTTATCAAAAAATGAAAAAGCAAGAAAGATTAGAGTATTTATTACAAACAAAGCCATTAATTAAAGATGCAATTAATGCTGAAATTGTTACACGAGAATTATGCCTTCTTATTAATGGTAAGCATAATACTAAATGGTGTATTGACTTTTTTACAATGAATTTCCCACATATGCTTAAATGTGGAATGGCTAAAATTTTATTAGGTCAAGAAGAAAAAACACACGCATATTATTATCAACCAAATAAATTTTAATAAACCCCGAGCCAAAGCGGATTCTTTGGCAACTATTAAACAAACAAAAAATGAAAAAAACAATTCAGTACATCATCGAACGGCACAAGGAAGATCCTGAGTGCTTATTTATGGCCTTTGGCTTGATTATTTTCTGCACCGTGGCCTTTTTACTTCTTCCATATTTTATCGTTTATTTAGGATGATTTGGCGGATGAGATTTAGGTATCACGGATTAGGGAGTTATTTCGTGACTAAAACATTTGCTGACATATTTGAAGCAAATCGCTACATCAAACAAGAGGAAGCAAGAGAGCAATCCGAATTTTTAGACTTTAAAATCTTGGAACGCTATGGCCTACAAAACTGAATTTCCTTGCGTATTGCATTGCAGATTGCACGATGGTCGTGGCAACTGGTGGAATACAACTCAAATGTTTAAAACCGAGCAACAATTCGAGCAATTCCTAAACGATGGAATGCGTGATGGCTACGATGTTGATGATTGGTCCTACATTGAAGGTTATTTTGATAGAAAAAATTAATTAATTTAAACAAACACAAATGAAAAACCTGATTAAAAGTTTATCCGCATTTCAGAACGAATGCCCGATAATTCACAAAGACACGAAGGGACATAATTATACTTATGCCGACCTTCCTCAAATTTTTAATACCATTAATCCTCTAATGAAAAAGCACGGATTATGTTTTAGTCAATTGCTGGAAAATGATGGTATTCGCACGATTCTATTTCACGTTGAAAGTGGAGAATCATTAGAAACATTTACTCAAATTCCTAAAGTAAAACTTGGTTCAATGAATGATTACCAGGCTTATGGATCGGGTGTTTCTTATTTTCGGAGGTACTGCATTAGTTCGATTTTGGGGTTAGTGACCGATAAAGATACGGATGCATCCGGCACTCAGGTGGCAAGCCCGAATAATTCAAGTCTAACAACCAAAGACTTGAAAGAATTAGAATCAGTTTTGAATGATTGTCAATCGGTGGAGGCAATAAAAGAAATTTGGGATACTATCGAAGATGTTTTTAAAACTGACAAAAGAGTGATTAAATTAGTTACGGATCGTAAAAATCAATTAACAAAATGAGCAAACCAGAAAAAGTATTCGCAAAAGGATTCATTTTCAAGAAAAATGAAAATGCACCGAAATGGGTAGTCGGTCGGCTATCCCTAAAAAAAGATGAAGCGATCGCCTTCATCCAAAGCCAAGGCAATGAATGGATAAATTTAAACATTGCAAGGGGCCAACAAGGTAATTTCTACGTTGAGTTAGATACCTGGAAGCCTACCAACCAACCAAATCCAAGTTCTAATCAGTCCAGTAATATTCCACAATTTAAACCTCAACCAAATGCAAGCGATGACCTCCCCTTCTAAAGTAGTATTAACCCAAAAGCAAAACGAAGAATGTTTTGCATTCAGTTGCTTCCAACACATAATGAAGTCAAATATGGCTTTGAATGTTGACACACGGCGGATCATAATGGATATGGCTGCGACCGAAGTGATCAAAGGCAAGATGTCGGAAGAATTTTTTAACTCCTTATTCCCGAACGATGCTAATTAAGGAAGTCGATAAGTATCAACAAACTGCGGACATTTTAAACGAGAGGGGCATTAAGCCTTTCTCGGCCCGCAGTTGGAATTGGGAAAACGTACGTTCAATTGCGTATTATAATAGAAAAAACGCAAAAGCCGGGTTTATGAAACGGCCCGATGTAATGGAAGTAATTAAAGAAGTCACAATTAAAATGCTTGACAATGCAAGGGAAAAAGAAGTCATCAATTGATAATGCAAATTTTTTAACAATGGTTGGCCTTATTGGATTCATTGCTTGCTGGGTGTTTTTTTTAATCAGATTAATATGAAAGAATTAACTTTTAATGAGTGGCAAGACCACATCGCACGGCAATTAGAAGCCGATTATAACAAAATTTTTAACCAACCTAAATTACAAATCAATGAAAAGTTTTTTAAAATTCAACGAAATAAATCCAAGAGTTTACGATCAATTCAAGGAAATCGCCAACCTTTATATTAGCAAAGGAGAAAGGCGAATCAAATCCGAAACTATCTGCGAGATCATTAGATTTCAGTTAATGAAGGAGTTCAATGATGGTCATAAGTTCATTAGATTTTTCGCCCAGGATTATGCAAAAAAGTTTGAAAATGATTTCCCACAACACGTTGGAATCTTTACAAAACGCTTGGTAAATTTTGAACTTGAAGATTAATTTGCTATATTGCAATACAATAAGTCAAGGAGGTGAGAGGTCTTGATTTATTCTAAAGGTTTATCATACCTAACTAAGCCAGTCTACTCTCTCACGTAGCTGGCTTTTTTATTTTTAATTTATGGCAGCATTTCGCAAAATTTCCGTTTCTTTTTGGTCGGATTCGTTTGTGGGGGATTTGACACCAGAACAAAAATATTTCTATTTGTATCTGATGACAAACGACAAGACAACCCAATGTGGCATTTACGAAACATCAATTCGTAAAATGTCTTTTGATACTGGTTACAATCAAGAAACAGTATTAAAATTAATTTCATTTTTTGAGGAACAAAACAAAATCAGATTTTCAAAAGAAACCAATGAAATTGCTTTATTGAACTGGGTGAAGTACAATGATTCAACATCGCCAAAAGTTATGGCTTGCGTTGATAAAGAACTTTTAAAGGTAAAAAATAGAGTATTAATACAGTATTTATACAGTATGGATACACATCCACAAGAAGAAGAAGAAAAAGAAGAAGAAAAAGAAAAAGAATACCAAGAAGAAGAAGAAAAAGAAAAAGATCCTTTTTACATTCCTTCGGAACGTGACCTTCTTTTTAATAAATGGTTTGATTATAAAAAACAAAAACGATCTAAGTACACAAAAATTGGTATGGATCAATTGTTTAAAGAATGGGAATTAGTTGGTAATTTTGAATTAGAAAAAGCGATTAATCATTCGATAGCTAATAATTATCAAGGATTATTTGCACCTAAAGAAAATAAACCTTTAATCAATTCAGAACCGGTACCAGGCAAGATGACCAAGAATCTTAATCAGATGCAAGAAATTTACGAAGAAACTTTAGAACAAATAGCAAATGGAACTTATCACAATCCCTTCATCCGGAAGTAGTATTGACAAATACTCACAACCGATTTTAGCCGATAGTAAATTAACTAAAAGCGAAACCATTATTTACGATGCTTCGCTAAAACAAAAAATAATGTATTTGTCTGAGGCAGAAAAAGCACGGATAGCCAATACAATCATTTCAATGGCTAAAGTTCGTTTAAGCCTAAAGGATAGGGCCAAGCACGAAGATGCAGTAGAAAGTCAAATAATTTTTTCAGACCTAAACAAGTTTGATCATTTAACTGAAGCCGAAGTATTATTGGCCTTAGAAAATGGACTTGATGGTAATTACTTAAAAGAACACGAATCAAATGTGTTTTGGAATCCTTCCAATTTTGTTCTTTGGATAAAGCGTTATTTGCTTGAGAAAAACGATGTGATGCGGAAGATAACAAATGCCAAGCCAGCAGATTACATTCGGCATACTCCAAAGGATGAAGAAATTAAGCAGCAAGGAATTTTATGTGCCAATGAATATGCTGATCTTTATGCAAGGACAAAAGATGCAGATCGCACATTTAAATATCCAGCCGGTTTAAATTTCCTTTATGATCTTGGAGTTCAATACGGATGGCTTCATTTGGATGAGGAAATAGTATATCAAATCAAGATGGCTGTCGCACCAAAGTTTTTACATTTAGTTAAAAATCCGGCTGATGTTTTTGAGCATACGGAATTTATTTGGGCCTATAAAGCTGAATGCTACAAAAGGTTTATAAAAGACCTGGTAACGTTTGAAGTTAGAATTAATCAATACGGTAAAATAAATTAATTAAGTAAGTTTAAAGCCAACAATTATCATACACTAAAAAATTATAAATGAAAAAAATCATAATCATAACGATTTGCTTTGCATTGCTTACGCAGATTACTCACGCATCTGATGTTTTCTTTAATATCTCCAGGCAGACAACACTCGACTATTTAATTAGTTGGGTGTTTGCCTTTTCTTTGGAATCATCCATCTTAATTTTTACATTACTTGGAAAACGAAACACGGCTATCTTTTTTGGCCTTATTTCGTGGCTGATAAATTTACTTTATTACTGGGTAGAAATTGGAATGACTCAGAAGTTTGTGGCGATGAATATCATTTCATTAATCATACCGGTTACCATCTTTTTTTATTCTGAATTGATTAAAACGGATAAACGTAAAAACTTATTGAAGTGAAACAAGATGAACATCTTCTACAGGTAGCAATTTGTAAATGGTTGGATTTAACCCAAGACTTTCCATATTTTGCCATTCCAAACGGAGGACTAAGACATAAATTAGTGGCTATCAAATTAAAAAGAGAAGGTGCAAAATCAGGAGTTGCTGATATGTTTTGGATGGTTTCAAATCATAATTGGAAAGGTTTGTTTGTTGAGGTTAAAATCGAGAAGGGTAAGCAATCGTTAACCCAAAAATATTTTGAGGCCGTAGCGATAAAGCACGGGTATTATTACGCAGTTGTAAGAAGTATTGATGATTGTATTAATTTAATTAGTCGGTTCCGAAAGAATGAAATCTAATTACCTTGATGCAATTGCCTGGATTGATCAGCAATTGACAAATCCAACAAGACAAATTAAAGTTGGATGCGAAACTATTCTTGATTTGAATTATTCTTTGGCCTTAAATCGAAAACAAATTTTAGAAAATTCGGTGCAGTTATCTTATTCAGCATTTGGGCGAACTAAAAAAATAAAAGATTTCTTGCATAATTCAAAATAAATTTGTAAACTTTGTCGATAAATTAGTTCTATAAAAAAATGACAAGTGGTAAGCATTGACCACCTTATTGATAAGCACAAGCACTGGATAACCGTAGTAAAAAGATTCGGCGAAAATACCTACGCCGAGGATATAGTTCAAGAAGCATATATAAAAATCATTCAATCTAACAAAGACGTAAATTTTGCCTATTTCTATTTTACTTTGCGATCATTGACAATGAATTTGCATAACAAGAAAGTTATCAAGATAGAAATCACAAAAGACATAGAATATTTATTGAATGATTCCATTGAAGAAGATATAGTTTTAGAATTGGCCCAACCTTTTATAGACTATATTCAAACCTGGGAAGATTACGAAAGGATGCTATTTATGGTTTATGTTAATAAAGGGGTTTCAATGCGAAAAATGGCAAGGGAATCGGGCATAAGTTTTACAAGCATTTATAACACAATAAGAAACTGCAAATTAAAATTAATACAATGGCAAAAAGAAAACCAAAAGGATTAGGCGATACTATCGAACAATTTACAGAAGCAACCGGCATAAAAGCCGGAGTTGAAAAATTAGCGGAGGCAATCGGTTGGGATTGTGGATGCGACAAAAGAAAAGAAGCATTAAACCAATTATTCCCATACCGAAAAATAAATTGTTTAAATGAAGAAGATTACGAATACCTTAATTATTGGTTTAGCGTTGATCGCCATCAGGTTTCAATCTTGGAGCAAACAAAACTCCGTGAAATTTATTACAATGTTTTTGAGGAACGATTAGAGCAAACGAGTTGTGATTCGTGTTGGAGGGATTACATTAGTCGGATTCGTAAAGTTTATATGGAATATAAAAATAATCAAGATGCCAGTAATTAAATGTTCAAACAATAAATGGCGAATCGGGACCGGCGATTGTATTTATGAAACTAAAGAAAAAGCAACCGAAGTTTATCAAGCAATTATCTCCCAAGGTAATTATGCAGCGGAAGCTAATAAAGTTTCTTTTGACTTTGATGATACGTTGTCAACCAAGAGAGGTCAAACGTTAGCCAAGCGATTAATAACGCAAGGAAAGGATGTTTACATTATTACACGAAGGCAACAATCAGCATCGGCAGAAGTTTACAAAGTGGCGGATGAATTAGGAATCCCAAAATCAAAGGTTTATTTTACAAATGGTAAAATGAAGTGGGAAACTATTAAGCGTTTGGGTATTGATATTCATTACGATAATAATCAGAATGAGATTGATTTGATTGATAAGAATACAGATGCAGTCGGTATAAAGTTTTAAACTATGGAGTTAAAAAAAATTTCAGATATTAAATTGAATCCGAATAATCCTCGATTAATCAAGGATGATAAGTTTAAAAAGTTAGTTCAGTCAATTAAGGATTTTCCTGAGATGCTGAATATTAGGCCCATCGTTGTCAATAAGGATATGATTATCTTGGGTGGCAATATGAGGTACCGTGCTTGCAAGGAAGCAGGCATAAAAGAGATACCGGTTATCATTACTGATTTATCAGAGGACAAACAAAGAGAATTTTTAATCAAGGATAATACAAGCGGAGGCGAGTGGGATTGGGATATGTTGGCCAACGAATGGGATACTGATGAACTTGAAGCCTGGGGATTGGATTTGCCATCGTTTGATATTGATGATTTAGGAGAAGCAGATGATGATGAATATGAAGCACCAGAAGGTGGTCTTGAAACAGATATTGTATTAGGTGATATATTTGAAATAGGTCAGCACAAATTAATTTGCGGAGATAGTACTCAAACTGATACTTTTGGGAAATTATTTGAAAATCAATTGGCAGATATGGTTGTTACTGATCCTCCGTATAATGTAGCTTATCAAGGTAAAACTAAAGATGCTCTTACTATCGAAAATGATAATATGGGTGATAAAGATTTTTATCAATTCCTTTACGATTTTTATACTGCTTTAGGTTCATATTCTAAAGCTGGTGGTGCTTGGTATGTTTGGCACGCAGATAGCGAAGGTGCTAATTTTAGGCAAGCAATGAAAGATGCTGGTATAATGGTTAAGCAATGCTTGATTTGGGTTAAAAATAGTATGGTTATGGGAAGGCAAGATTATCAATGGAAACACGAACCTTGTTTATATGGATGGAAAGAAGGTTCTGCACATCAATGGTATTCAGATAGAAAACAAACTACTGTTTTAGATTTTAATCGACCTTCAAGAAATGCAGAACATCCTACAATGAAGCCAGTAGAACTTTTTGCATACCAAATTAAAAATTCATCAAAAATTGGCGATATAGTTGCGGATGCATTTGGCGGTTCAGGAACAACAATGGTGGCTTGCCATCAACTTAATCGAAAAGGATATTTAGTTGAGTTTGATCCAAAGTATTGCCAAGTAATTGTTGACCGAATGCAGAAATTAGATCCAACATTAGTAATTAAAAAGAATGGAGAAATATGGCCTATAAAACTGACGATTTATTGAAACAATCATTGGCAGCAATTGAAAAACATAAGTTATTTTTTATTGAGGATATTGTGGCTTATTTACCTTGCTCAAAGGAAACATTCTACCAGCATAAATTGCACGAATCTGACGCATTAAAATCAGCCTTGTTAAAAGTTAAAACCGAAATTAAAGTTTCAATGCGATCTAAATGGTACAAGTCAGATAATCCAACATTACAGATGGGATTAATGAAGCTGATTGCATCGCCAGAGGAATTGAAGCAGTTATCAATGACGCACGTTGAAAGTAATAACACGCACGAAGTAAAAGATTTTAACCTAAGTGATTTGGTAAAATTCAAGAATGATTCTTCTAAATGATAAGTGGAAAGCGTTATTTAATGATACACGATATTTTATAATTTCGGGGGGCCGTGGCTCATCCAAATCGTTTGGAGTAGGAACGTTTATAAGTCTTTTATCATTCGAAAAGGGCCACAAGATTTTATTTACAAGACAGACAATGACATCGGCCCATTTGTCAATCATTCCCGAGTTTCAGCAAAAAATTGAGTTACTTGAATCAGAAGACAAATTTGAAATAACAAAGACCGATATAATAAATAAACAATCAGGAAGCGAAATAATTTTTAGAGGTTTAAAGACATCGTCAGGCGATCAAACTGCAAATTTAAAGTCGTTACAAGGTGTAACGGATTGGGTGCTTGAGGAGGCGGAGGAATTGACGGATGAGGCTACATTTGACAAGATTAACTTATCGGTTAGACAAAAAGGAGTTCAGAACAGAATCATTATTATTTTTAATCCGACAACAAAAGAGCATTGGATTTATAAACGATTCTTTGAGCAAGCTGGAGTGGAAGGTGGATTCAATGGTGTAAAAGGAAATACAACCTACATTCATACAATTTATGAAGATAATATTGAGCATTTAGATCAATCATTTTTAGATGAGGTGCAAAGGATTAAAGAAACTAATCCAAAGAAATACCAGCACGCAATATTAGGGGGATGGTTGGACAAAGCGGAAGGGGTTGTGTTTACAAATTGGCAGTTTGGCCCATTTAATCCAAATGGTTTACAGACTTCATTTGGAATGGACTTTGGATTCTCCATTGATCCAGATGCATTGACGGAAGTAGCAATTGACAAGACCAAAAAAATCATTTATATCAAAGAGGTAATTTATGAACGTGGTTTAAAGACGCACGTTTTGGCTAAGTTGATGAAAGACAAAGTTGGGGGCGGTTTAATTATTGCAGATTCAGCAGAGCCAAGATTGATAGATGATTTAAAATACCAGGGGATAAATATTCAACCTGTTAAAAAAGGTACTATTGAATCAGGAATTGTAAGGATGCAAGACTACCAAATTATTCTTGATCCGCAATCGACCAATTTAGCAAAGGAATTTAATAATTATTGCTATTTGAATAAGGCAAGCAAGCTATATATTGACGACTGGAATCACGGAATAGATTCGGCCCGCTACAATATCATTTACCACTTAGATAATCCAAACCAAGGCAATTATCACATTTATTAAGACGAAATATTAACAAATTTGTTTATAACATATGAAAGTAAAAATTTCGATCCCGACAGATTTAAGTGAGATTAAATTAAGTCAGTACCAAAAGTTCTTAAAGATTGTAAAGGAAAACGAGGAATCTGATTTCTTAAATCATAAAATGATTCAAATCTTTTGCAATATTGATTTGAACGTAGTTGATGCAATGAAGCAGAAGGATGTCGAGGACGCAGTTAATACAATTGGAAGTTTATTTAAGCAATTGCCTCCACTATCTCAAAAGTTTGAATTGAACGGAACGACATTTGGATTTATTCCGAACTTGGATGATATGTCTGCCGGGGAATATATGGATTTAGATAATTATGCAATCAATTGGGATGAGATGCACAAGGCAATGGCGGTTTTATACCGACCAATAAAGCAGAAGTTAGGGGAGAAGTATTTGATTGAAGATTATG